TGCAACATACACAGGTTCGTTCTTCATCACCTCTTTCGAGGCGACAGGCGAGCAGGCCGACACAATCACGTTCACGCTTTCGCTGGAAAGCAGCGGCGCGATTACGGCTTCCTGATGAGCGTTTTCCGTGAAGTCCGAATTGAGTTGGACGGTAAAGAATACTGGTTCACGCCGTCCAACAAATTCCTGCGCCGCATCGACGCTGGCCTAGCGCCTCAAACCCTGTTGGGCGTTGTCGGGACAATGGACGGCAAGAACGTGCCGCTCCCTGCGCTTGCCTATATCATCTCCGAGATGGTGCAGGAAGGTGGCGGCAACGCTGACGAGGACGATGTTCTGGCATCGCTCTATGACGACCTGACCAACAACGGCGGGAACGGCATCGGGCCTCTAGTGCAGTGCATCGGCGATTGCATCACGCCGCCGGGCGCTGCGGAAAAAAACCTACCAGCCCCGGCACAAACCGGGGTCAAGAAAAAGTCCCAACGCAAATAGACTGGACTGGCATGTATGTCACGGCCAGAAGTTGGGGCATACAACCAAGTGAGTTTTGGGAAATGACGATGGTTGAATGGTTCGCAGAAGCGCAGTTTCACCAGAAGCAAAACGAAGGCCAGAAGCCCGTCAAAGGCCATTTGTCAGACGCCGAGGTTGAACGCCTCAAGCTGTTGTTAGAGGACTGATATGGCGCTTCCAAAGCTACAGGTTCAAGTCACGGCGGATACCAAACAGGCCGAAGACGGTTTGAAAAAAGTATCAGGTGACATCGGGCAGGTCGAAAAGGCGTCAACAAGGGCCGTTTCGGCAGTCAAGGCGTTTGCCGTTGGTCTTGCCAGCATTGCGACAGTTTCGGCTGTTTTCTCAAGGGCGGTTGCCGAAAGCCAGAAGTTTGAAACAACGATGTTTCGGATTGGCGCTGTCATCAAGGCGACCGGAGGCGTAGCAGGGCGCACCGCTGACGACCTTCGCAGCTTCGCCAGAGAACTTGCAATGAATACGCTGGAAAGCACTGAGGGCGTGCTTGAGGCGCAGCAACGCTTGCTGACATTCCGCAAAGTCACTGGCGATGTATTTGACCGGACAATTCGGGTAGCGGCTGACCTTTCGGCCGTTCTGGGTCAGAACATGAGCAGTTCCGCTATTCAGTTGGGGCGGGCGCTGGAAGACCCTGTTACTGGATTGAGTGCGCTTGCTCGCAGCGGGACGGTATTTACCGACCAGCAAAAGGAAATGGTCAAGAAGTTGGTCGAAAGCGGCCAGCTACTCAAAGCACAATCGTTCATTCTAGATGAACTAGAAGCGCAATATGGAGGCGCTGCGGTTGCGGCGGCGCAAGGCTATGCTGGTGCGCTAGATACTTTAGGCCAAAGGCTTCAGGAGTTTTTCCTTTCTATTGACGAAAACTTGGGGCTGACCAAGGCGCTTTCGGCAATATACCTGACAGCATCCGAGGCGCTGCGCGTCCTGACCGAAAACATGGGCCGATTGGTGACGTACATCGGCACGGCAATGGCGGCATCTGTTGCTTATGCGGCATTTATGGCGCGGGGCTGGGTTGCAGCATTTGTCGCGGCAAGGGTGGCGACGTTTAGCCTTGCTGGGGCAATGGCCTTCTTGCGCACGGCTCTAATCAGGACGGGCATCGGGGCGCTTGTTATCGCCATTGGTGAGGGCGTTTATCAGTTTACTAGGCTCACAAAAGCTACCGGAGATTGGAGAACTGCATTTTCCCTTGTTTGGGATGTAGTGAAGGAATTTGGGCAACGGTTTGGCGTAATTATGTCGTCAATCGTGCAAATTGCAGTTGGCGTTGGCGTTGGCATTTATGACGGCATTGTGGCTGGCATTCAGAAAATCAAAGAGGCGGTAAATGATTATCTTGTTACGCCAATTATGCAGGGCTTCAATTTCATTATTGATGCTGCCAATAAACTTGGCGCTGGATTAAGTCGGCTTACGTTGCCGGGTGAAGAAACGACACTTCTCAGGTCTGATACTGGTATCAACGCGAGGCAATCTGGTTCTCAAATAATTTCTCAGGCAATAGGCAACATTGGCGGCGCACTTTCAGAGCCTCTAGCTGGTGTCCAGAAAATCAGAGACACTCTTGCATCCATTAAGGATGAGCGCATCACCTTGCCCGATTTGCTGGGCGTGGCATCCGATGAAGGCGAAGGCGGTAAGGGCAAAAAAGGAAAAAGCCTGGATGAAAAGCTGACAGAGCAAGAGAAACGCATCAAAGAACATTTTGACCGAGTGAAGGCTCTTGCCAAGGGTGGGTTATCGGACAAGCTGGGCGCTTGGGGTGATTACTTCTCTGGCCTCATACAGCTTACTGGCAGCAACAATAAAAAGCTGTTGGCAGCACAGAAAACCTTTGTAGCAGCGCAAGCGTTGATTGACGCATTTGGCGCATATAACAAAGTCTTGAATGACCCAACGCCGCAGCCTTGGTATGTTCGCCTTGCTGCGGCGGGGCAGGTATTTGCGGCAGCTATGGGCGCAGTCAGCGCCATCCGAAGCGCGTCAACGTCTGGCGGCGCATCGTCTGCATCTGTTCCATCTGCATCGGCTGGCGCATCTTCGGCTGCTCCTGCTATGGCGACCCAAACAGTCGCCATCAATCTACAGGGCGACACCTTCAGCCGCGCGTCGGTTGAGGGGCTACTTGAGCAAATTCAATCACAGCTAGACCGAGGCGGAAGGCTGGTGTTCCAATGAGCGTTGTCATTCAATCCGGCTTCACTGGCATTGCCGAGCCTATCGACCAGCCGCGCATTTGCTTTGACACTCACACGGCAACGCCTACGGCTACCAGCACGGCCACAGGTGCCGACGTGGCGTGGCTTGTTGATGGCGAGACGTGGAGCGTATGGGAAGGCGGCAGCACATCACAGACGGTCACGCTGACGTTCTCAAGTGCAGCGACTAGTTACGCGGCGATTGCAGCACACAATTTGGGCAGCACAGGCGCGACGGTATCCTGCGCAGCAGGCGGCGTTACGGTCGGCAGCATCAGCCCTGACGATGATGGGGCGATCGTGTTCCTGTTTGGCTCAACCACCGTGACGACCGTTGCCTTCACCATCTCAGGCGGTTCGGCAGCACCGCAGATTGCTGTAGCGCAAGCGGGCGAGGTTCTGGAAATGCCGCAGTTGTCGGTGTTCACGGGCTTGCCTATCAGCGAAAGCAAGCAGGTTCGGTATCGCCACCAGCAAAGCATCAGAGGCGACGTTCTGGGCCGCGCTGTTGAGGGCGCAGACCTGCGTTTTGACCTGACCGTGCAAAACTTGCCTGAGACATTCCGAGCGGCGTCGGGCGATGTGACGTGGAAGGGCTTTATCAATCACGTTGACAACACTGGGCCGTTCTTCATTGCCGCCAAGCCGTCTAGTTATCCAGATGATGTTGCCTACGCGCGGGCGATGGAGCGGCCACGGTTTAACCGTGAACGGGCGAACCTGAACAATTCGGGCGCAGTTACGTTCAACTGTATGGGATACGCAGCACCATGACGATTGCAAACATATCTAACGGCGAAAGCCTCCTGAGCGTTCGGAATAAGCTGAATGAGGCGATTGGCAAACTGAACGATATAGTTTCGGTTAAAGATTTCGGCGCTGTTGGAGATGGCGTGACGGATGACACTGCGGCTATTCAGGCTGCGGTTGATAGTGGTGCAAATATAATTGAAGGTTCTGGATTAACTTACCGTATTACAGATACAATCCAAGTTACAACTGGTGACATTGTTCTTCAAAATATAAATCTTGTCGGCCCTTTAACAGGTCCAATAGCATCTGCGGCAACATACCCAACCTTTTTAGAATTTAACGGCACTCAAGGCAGCAATGTATCCTTGACGACTGACGCAGCAAAAGGTGACAACCAGATTACCGTTGCATCGACAGCGGGTCTGGCTGTCGACCAGTGGGTTCGCCTCCAATCCGACGAGGTTCTGTGGGGAAGCACCAATAAAGGCGGTGAGCTGGCCAAGATTAAGGCTATCGCTGGCAGCACGCTGACCTTCTACGATGCGCTGTATCTCAACTACACGCTGGCCGATAACTCAAACATTGCGCCGCTAGACACCCTTGAAAACATCGTTGTGAGGGATTGTTCTGTTGCTGGCGACCCTGCGACCAGCTTGCAGACGGGCATCCGCTTTAACTATTGCGCCAATGTTTCGCTGGAAAACTTCCGTTCTACCGACTGCCAATACTCTCACATCGTCTTTGCTACCTGTGCAGATGCTAAGGTTCTAGGCGGTCAGGGTGAGCGCACTAGCACGGCAGTAGGCTTGAACTACGGCGTGACAGTTTCCTTTGCCTCAAACAATGTGGTGATTGATGGCTACACAGGCCGCACGATGCGCCACACAGTCACGACTGGTGGCTCCAATGGCATCAACCGCTATGTAAAGGCAATCAACTGCGTCTGCCTCGATCAGCTTGATGCGGGTCTGGATGCTCACGGCTCGACCGCAGAGGTGAACTACAGCTTCAACTATGTCTCGATCCAGACAGGTGCAGGCACTGATGGGATCATCTGTCAGGGTGAACAATTTACGGCGATTGGGAATAGCGTCTACAACGCCCCTCGCCACTCAATCTTTCACCAGCCGTTGATGGTCTACACAGGCAACGGCGCTGAGATGATCGCATCTGACAACATCGTGGAGTATATTCAAGCGCCCACCTCGGGGTCATCTGGCGGCATTTATGCTGTGACTGATGTCGCTGGGTCGGTGTTCAAGTCTGTGAACTTCACGGGCAACCGAATTAAAAATGCCCCTGTTGCAATTAACATTTATGCCAAACTGGCAAACATCGAAAATACCACTGTCGCCAACAACATCATTCAAAACGCCACGGTTCGCAGCATCTATTACCGATCCAATGCTGGAACGACGATTGAACGCAACAGCGTTGTCGGAAATATTTGCACACAGGCTGGCGGTTCAAGTGAAGGTATCTACTTTCAAGGCGCTGGCGGTGCGGTGAATTACAACACGGCAGAGGCCAATGTCATCGACGGGGCTTCGACAGCTATTCGTGTGATTGACACGACCACTACCCGCATCGGTGACAGCAATGTCTACCTGAACGTCACCAATGAATTTGTGCAATCAGGAGACACCGACACCATTCGTGGCGGCATCATCTATGCTGAAACTACCTACGACCCACCGAGCCTGCCTGCTGGCGCTCGTGACACCACCACGTTAACTGTTGCCGGAGTGCAGCCAAGCGATTTTGTGATCGGCGTGTCTCACAGCACAAGCCTGTTCAGCGGCGACATCGTTATGAGTGGGTATGTGAATAACACTAATTCGGTTCTTGTCGTCTATCAGAACCAAGGCGTTGTAACTCGTGACATTAGCTCTGGCACGCTGCGTGTAATGGTGAGGAAATCGTCATGATGAGAGGATTTATATAAGATGACAATCAAACAACAAGGCGGTGTGTTTGGCCGCAACCCCACATTCAATGATGTAGACGCATCTAGTGTCACCGCAGCAAATCTGACATCAGAAACGCTGGATGTTGATAGCAGCAATCCCTTGGTAAGCATTACCGACCGAATTGCTGGCACGCCTTACACCTCGTCTCTGGTCCAGAGTGGATCGCATCTTTACATTGACAACAAGGCGTCTGGTGCGCTGCGTTTTCGCACAGGAACATCTATTGAACGGCTTAACATTGCTGCTGGGTGGACAGGAAGCAATTATCAGGGCTGGGTAACAACAATCGAGAGTGTTGATAGTGGAACGCAGATTACTGTGTCCACCCGTGCCTTCAGTAACTTGTTGGTTTCTGATACTGCACGAATCCATGTTGGCGTCATTGCGCAGGACGTTGCCGCAGCATTTGAGGCTGAAGGTCTAAACCCTGAAAACTACGGACTATTCTGCCATGATATTTGGTGGACTGATGAAAATGGGAAGGTCTTGCATTCAAATATCGATGCAGATGGAAGTGAAATTCAAAATTTAACCAAAAATGATCGTTTTGGCATTCGTTATGATGAATTGCTCGCATTCGTGGTTGCGTCTTATATCGACCAGTAAGGGTTTATTATGGCAATTTCGTACAACCAATGGGACGACACGGATACGTGGGTCGATAGCGACGCATGGAGGGATTACAGGACAGTGCCGAGTGCTGATAGAACGGTTCAAGTCCTAGAGTTGCGGCAGAAGCGTTGCGACCTGCGCTTCGGCGTCGGGACATGCACGGCCACAGGCACCCCTAAATGCTTCCAGACGTACAACACCTGCGGCGCTAAGAGTGTGTTTAATCTGGACGGCGAGTTGCGCTGGTATTTCACGCGACCGGGTGACCCGGCACCGCTCACGGCTGACTTGCCAAGCGCCGATGAGTGGTATGGGCCAGCCATCCCTATCCTGCGCACCGTGCGGACCGAGCCGACCCGGCTTAACCTAGGAGCGGTGCGTGAGGGTGAAAGCCCGTTCGGCTTGCGCGGGACTGTTTCCGTCACGCTAGATGACTTCGAGTTCCGCAATCAATTCGGCGACTTCTACGCCTCCGAGCGCACCGTACAGGGAAGCATCGGGCGTTTGCTCTTGGCTTGGCTTGGCGAGGCCGTGCCGCAGTTGGAGATGTATCTCTACACGGGCAAGGAAGGCGACAGCCTAGCGGCGATGACTGTGCGCCGCTATGACGTGACCAACATCAACCCGCCATCGGGCGGAGCGTGGACCATCACCGGGCTAGACCCGCTTGGCAGGGCAGAGCGCAAGAAAGCGCAGTTTCCCCGCGCAACCGACCTACGCTTGCAGTCTGACATTGATGCAAGCACGACCAGCATCACAGTCACCGGGACCGAGGATGACGTGTCCGATAGCTTCGGCAATGACGGGCTGTTCTATGGCCGTTTCAGCGGTGAGGTGATTAGCTACACGGGATACACAGGCAGCGCGGGCGTTTGGTCGCTCAGCGGTGTTGTCCGTGGCGCTCTGAGTACTACGGCAGACGAGCATAGCGCAGATGATGGTATGCAGCGCGTCGGGCATTACGACGACATTCTGTATTGGCAGATGGTCTATGACTTGCTGACAAATCACACAACCATCCCGGCGAGCCTGATACCTTACGCGACCGACTGGACCAGCGAAGGCAACGGATACCTTTCAACGCTGAAAGGGACAGGCTCATTCACCGAGCCGCGACCCGTTTCTGAGATATGCGCCGAGGCTATGCGGGATGGCACATTCTCAATCTGGTGGGATGAGCGGGCGCAAGAAATCAAGATGCTTGCCAACCGCCAGCCGACAAGCACGCCTGTTGCGTTGAATGAGCGCAACGCGATTGTGTCCAGCGCCATCAAGCGGACGCCTGACGACAGAAGAACGCGGGTGACGATTTACTACGGGCGCAAAGACCCGACCGAAAGCCTGACTGACCCAAAGAACTACAGCACGCAGCGTATCAGGATTGATGCGGAGGCCGAGAGCGCGAACTATGCGGACGGGACAGTTCGGAACCTTGAATGGTATTCTCCGCTCGTTCGGACTGACCTTAACGCCATCTTGGTGCAGGCTAACTTCCTCATCCGCTACCGTGAGACACCGCAATATCTCGAATTGCAGTTGGCTGAGAAGGACGCGAGCCTATCCATTGGCGACGTTGTGAGCGTGACCAGCTATGATGTGATTGATACGCTAGGCAATCCGGTGACTGAGCCGTGGCAGATTATTGAATGGGAGGAAGTTGAGCCGGGGTTTTCTTATCGGGTCATGGCGCAGTCATTCATCCTGTTCGAGCGGCCAGGCTTCATCATGGAAAATACCGCGCCTGACTTCGCAACCGCGACGGATGCGGAAAAGGAAAATGCGTGCTACATTACCGAGAACACGGGCCTGATGCCGGACGGCTCAACGGGCTACGTGATACAGTGAGGGACTAATGGCAAGTTGGACAAACCAAAGCACATCAAGCCTGCTACCGGGCGAGCCGTGGACCAGCGCGAAGGCTCTGGCGGCGTTTGAGAACCCCACGGCATTGGCTGAAGGAGCAAGCGGAGCGCCGAAAATCCAAGAAGCGGCAATGGATGAAGACAGCGTAAATCTGCTGGCAATCAAAGACGGCACTGCGAGTGGGAGCGGGTCACTGGCTGCATCAAGCACTACAACCGTGACAATCACTGACGAATTGGCTTTCACCCCAAAGGTGACAGGCTCAGATATTCGAGCATACTTGGGGGGCGGCGGTATAGTTATCCAAAACGTAGGAGGCTCAAGTAATAGTTACACATACA